TTTAGTTGGGTAGCAGTCATCTTCCTTCACGAGTTCGACTTGCTTACTGGCAAGGTAGAAAAAGCATCGAACAATGGTCTTTGCGTCCTTGGGGTCATCGCTAAAGATGTCTCCGGTGGTTGCTTCTATCTTGTATACCGGTGAGCATTCGATTTTACCGGTGTGCTTGGAGAGGAAATACAATTCCTGTCCTACGTTGTACTTTGTTTCGATAATCATTTGGTTGGTGTTGTTTGGCTTGATAATATTTTCTGATTAAACTCTTGGACTAGCAATAGGAACTCCTCCTGCGTTATCTCTTTGCGGTTCTTGTACTTGTTGAACGCATCGTCCAACATACGCTCTATTTGCTCAACCGACCCCGGCTGCATGGACATACTTTGATACGTCTCGCTCATGTACATGGTGAACATGGTGAGGTCTTCCATAATTGCAAAGCATTTCTTGCTATACTCGTACTCATTTGTGAGGAAGTAGTAGGGCAGTTTAACTTCGGTTACCTTTATGATGACGGGTTCTTGATGTTTTACTTGAATTATCATTTGGTTGGTGTATTAAAATAATTGTTTCTTACTAAATAATCGTACAGGCTGTCGAGGTCTTTGCATATCTCGTTCTTGTGTTCATCCCAAGCCTTCATGTCCTTTCTGAGGTCGTACAGGTATGACTTCTCATACATGAACCATGAGAACCAGTCCATGCCTTCCTTGGTTAGCACAGCCCCCCATAGGTGCGTGGTCACATAGTACTCGGTGTCCATGAACTCGTTAAGGTCGATGCCCATCTTGTATGCCGCACTGACCTTAGTCGATGTCTCCTTCATGCGCTCACACGCCTTCTTGAATGCTAGCTTTTTCATGCTTCCTCCTCCTCTTCTGTTACGCCAAACTTCTTGGCCTGTTCTACAATCTGATTGAAGTTGTAACCTGCGGCCTCGATCTCGGCGCGTACCTCTTCGTTCTTCTTGGTGATGTTCTCACCCTTGGCATAGCGTGCGATGACGCGAGTCCAACGTGCAACCTGAGACTTGACTGAGTCAGCGTAGTCGCGTGGCTCATCAAAGTCGTACAGGAACTTGAGGTAGTTGGAGTACTCGATGCCGAAGTTCTTCTTGAACTTGCCATCCTCAACCACGATGAGATTCTCAAGAGGTGGTCGTGTGTTGGCAGTAAAGTAGTGGGTGATACCGGCAAGGTCTGCGAGGTATTCCTGTTCGAGTTCAGCAGTAGGCTCGTACTGAAAGCACATCATGCGGAGGTCATCCTTGCAGATGTACACGAGTTCACCGTTGAGGTTAAGTCCCTTCATGTAGTGGAAGAGTTGGAGTCGGTGGTGCTTGATTGGCTTCTCAGTCTTCTCCATCATGTCCATGACGAACGATGAGCAGGACTTAATCTCTAGCACCTTCTTCTCTAGTTCCTTGTCGCCAAACTTCTCGTATAGTTTCTCTGCAATGTACAGGGATGAGGCTTGGATTGATTCAGGAAGGTGAGACGATGTGATGTCCTGCTTGGCACGCTCGATGTCAATCTTGCCACCTGCAAGGAAGTCGAGTCGTCCTGATACCTTGAGCATATTGGGGTACTCAACCATCACACGTTCCTGTGTGTTGTTGATGAGGCCGGCACGTTCGAGAACGTAGCGTACTACCCATTCGACAAGGTTACCTGCCTCAAACTTGCGGAGGCTTCTCATGTTGGGTGGATTGGTCGGGGTCACCGCCTTCATCTTCAGGTAGCGGTCAACAAGCGGCTGACCGATTTCTGATGCATAGCAATAGTCACGTGGCTCAAGCGCACGCTGTTGGGAATAAACGCATTCATTCCATAGTTGTTGGAGATTCCAATTCATGTTGTTGTAATTTAAAAAAGATTGATTTGATTTCGTTTGGTATATTCTTGAGCAGTCGCCCGCTCGATTTGTAGTTGGGCGAAACCTTGCCGATGTACTTCACGCTCTTGCCTATGATTGCATAAACGTCACGCGAATGTTTGACAATTTCATACCCGTCTTTGGTTTTAAATAATCTTGTCATGTAGTTTGCAAATATAGTAAAACGTCCATGATATCAGCTATTCCCATGTTAATTAAGGCTAATTAACTCTTCGGAGAACACCTCTGCAAGCACATCTGCAAGGTCAGCCTCCTCAGATCGGGTGAGCAGTCTCCGGAATAAACGAGCGTCGACCCACCATATGTCGTCGGTCTTTTCGTCTCTCATTCCACAGGCAGGACATTTAGTGAACGGCCTGTCAGAAGTCAATCCTACGTCAACGTAGAAGAGACACCCGCACGAATTGCGTTGCAACTTGTGCGCGGTGTATATCTCTCCTTTCTTGACAGCTCCCTGAGAGTGGTCTTTGATGCAGACAATCTCGTCGCCTGCGCGGTAGTCTATAATCATTTGCTTAAGTCTTTTAAGAGCCACATCATCAGGATGAATGCGATGTAGTCAATTACTCGTCTCATCTTTCATCATTAGGTCTAGAAGATTACGAGCCGTGTTGTACCGCTCCATGAATTCATCCTGCTGAATGTAGGTGAAGTGTGTGTAGTTCATACGCACCCTGTAGATGGTGTCGTCGAACTCACTTTGCGTAGGCTCAAACTCATCGATGTCAATCGTTGGTATTCTGTGGTAGCTGTGTATGCGGATGTCCCAACCATTCTTGGTTAGCATCCCGTACACCCAACGCCTGCCGTCTGAATACTTGAAGTAGGCGTTCTCTTCAATCACATTCGTTTCTTCGGTGTAGTGTCCGTCGTCGTCGGGGTTGGATAGTTTCCAATCGTCGTAGCTGTTGTAGTAAGTCATTGTTCAAACTTGTTAAGGATTATTGTATACATTTCGATGCGCTCCTTGGCGTTGGCGATGCAGGCTGAGATTATCTCATCGCCCTCCCATTCCGGCTTTTTGAGTTGGTCTTCATACTTCATGACCACTCGCCATTCTTCCATGATTTGCTGTTGCAAATAGCTGATTACTTTTTCTTCGTTCATGTTACTTTGTTATTTCGATGTCTAGTTGATACTCTTCGATTGCCATGTCTGCGTCCTCCTCCACCTCGAACTTGTCCATGTAGGAGAAGAAGTCAAGGAAGTCCCCGAATTGGTCGTAGGCATACGCGCTGACGATGCCGTCCTCGTTGTCCTCCTCCACCCGAAGGGTAATCTTCGAGTGGGGAGTGTCTTTTGCTGTCCGCTTTGCGAACGTAGCGAAGCTAGCGTTGTGGTAGTTTGAATCAAGCATTGGTCAAGATTTTATCAGTTAATACCATGGCCACCATCTTTGCGTAGTTCATGACCTGAGTCATCGTGCCGTGAGTTTGGCCTGTGGGCAGTTCAATCGACTCGTCTTTGGCGTAGTCATGTATGACCTCTGCGTAGTTGACGATGCCGAACAGGATTGCGTCGTAGAGTTCATCGAACACACGGGTCATCTCAAGGATGATGAGGTCGTCCTTGGTGTACGCGCTCATGTAATCCCAACTGACCTCGAACTGCCGACCATTCTGTGCAATGAATTGGTTGATGTGTGGCTTGAGAAACAAACCACGCTCTTCGATGGTCATCGACTCCCATGTCTCAGGAATCGTGATGCCATACCAAATGTCTGCGTGTGATGCACCATAACCTGACGTTGGTGCTTCGCCTCTAACGATGTTGTAGATTCCGCCACCCGTGGTCGCAATCTGATTGGTGAATTGTGCTAAGTTCATACTGACTATTGATTTTTGAGTTCATATACCTTTTCGTTGAATGCCTGTTGGCCATCCTTGTCGGATTGGAGTCGCTTGAGCATCCGCTCCTTCATGTTGAATGCTCCGATGATTAGTTCCATCGTCTCGTCATCCATGGAGTGTACGTCCTTCCATGCATGGGATTCCGTGTCGTTGAGGTCTGCCGCGATTTGGATGTTGGACAGGTGTGTGTACCCATCGTCGGCAAAGCCTGTGAATTCGTCCATGTCTCCTGCTTGCTCTAGGTGGCTGAGGAGTCTGCTCGCGTCATCAATGATGAACAGGAGTCTGCGTCTAACTTCGTAATAATTCATATCGAAAGTGAGTTTAAATTATGGGCGCAAGGTAATTTAAAACCCTACGCCCAATTGTTAATGATTGTTAACGATTCCATCCGCATCCACCGTTGTCGACGATGACGAAATTCCGGTTATGCGTGGTTTTGAGATGGTCTTGGTACTGCGACCCGTGGCGGGTAGAAGAGCAAGATGATAGTGAAATGATGAGCGCGACAAGCGCGATGTAAACCACCCATCCGATGGCTGTCTGAATGCTAGTTGTTCTTTTCATTGGAGTTGTTATTAGTGATGAGGTTCGTTTGAAGTTGTTGGTGCGATGAAGAATAGGATGTCAGGGTATGTACTGCTGTACCTTTCTAGCATCTCTTGGGCGGCGGCTTTGTCGAGGCCGCTCGTGTGTACCATGCTCTCTTCCCATAGAGACCATGTTTCTATCTTGTTGCTCATTGGAAGTCGTCGTATTTAAATTGGTTCGTGTTGATGTAGTTGATTACCT